AACTACAATGAAATCTTATAATCAACTAATAGAAGAATTATTTGAAAGTGTGCCAGCAAATGCCATGGGTGGTGGTTTTGCGGTTTCTGGTGCATCTATTAATCCCAACCCAAACCTTGCAGGATTTGATCCTATACTTGGCGGAAAAATAAAAAGACGAAAAAAAACTAATGAAATGTTTGCAGGATGCCCCGTATTTAGTATATCGAACGAAGATTATACCAAATGTATGCACGGTAGAATAAAATATGAAAGATGGAATAAAAAACTTAATATGGAAGAAATTAATAATCAAGAAATAAGATCATATGCACATAAAAATCCTGGAAAAGCAGTTATAATAAAGGATGGAACATACGGAACAATGTCATATTTAATTCCACCAGTTAGAAGGTAAAAAATGAAAAACTTAATAATGATGATGATAGCAACTATGACTGTTGCTTTTGGATGTGAGGTGTTTGATGAGTGGGACACAAACCAAGATGCACCAGCAAACACTTCAAGCACAGTAGTAGATTCTCTCAGAGAACAAAAAGAACAAACAGAAGAAATTGGTAGTGCTTCTGGTGAAATTGGCAATGATCTTGGAGATATAGACAATCAAGCAGATTCAATTCTGGATGACATTGCACTTGTCCCAGATGATCACAATTATAATATAGACCCTACATTGAATTCGATTGAAGACTCAGCAGAATCAATCAAAGAATCTGTAGATGATGCACAAAAAGAACAAGTAAGAATAAATGAGGCACTAGAAGATTTAGAGTCTGCTAATGCAAGAGTTGCTGCTGCTGTCGGACAAATCGAAGACCTAGAAGATTTAGTCAAAGAATATGAGCAATCTGATAGAGAAGTCCGACGAGAAGCATTAGAAAATCTTCACGAAAACATCACACTATTCTTTACTATAGGTTTTGCAATGCTCGTTGCAGGTGCTTTTATAGCATTTTGGGTAAATGGTCGGTTAGGTGCAGTGCTTCTAGCGGTTGGTGTTCTCACTGTTGGGTTTGCTACTGCTAGCCAATACTATATGGAAGAAATTGCACAAGTTGGCTTGATCGTCTTGATTGGTGGTTTTTTGATAACTATGGGGGTGATTGCATATATGCTTCTCAACGGGAAACGGAACGAAAAGGCTGTAAAAGAAATTGTTCAACTTATTGAAGAAATGAAAGACAGATTGAGTTCTCAGGAGCGTAAGGAAATCTTTGGACAAGATGGAGTTGCGTCACGACTCACAAGTACCATGACAAAGAATATAGTTAGTCAAATCAAAATCAAAAATGGTTGGAATAAGCATTAAGGTTTTGTAATTCTCTCATACAAAAACTTACAAACATAAAAAGAATCAACAATATCCGAAACTGGATTGCTTATTGAACTTTTATTGGGTGTAATTGCTGTTTTCAAATCAACCTCCGTATCGTCTTTGAAATATCTGTGCATTAGTTCTTTATCTGCGTTTCCTCTGCCCGTTGCAAATTTCTTCACTGTGGTAGGGGGAACAACTTCTAAAGGAATTCCTAAATTGTAAATTTTATATTTAAGTACACCAGTATTTTCTGCTATGTGAAATACTTTACCTTTACTGCCCATTGAATATCCTTCAATAGCAATTTGATCACACCCCATAAGACGATCAATTGCCCAATCTGCAATTGACTTGTATCTTTCAAAATCTTCATTCCATTCTTGAAAATTTTCCCCGTGGATATTGTTCAAGAAAAAATTCGCATATTTTTTGGTATCAGTGAGGTAATAAAAAGTACACCTGTCAAAAGAAAAGGATTCCTTTTGTGTTCCTACAAAAACGCATATACAGGGTGAACGCATACTATAATCTATTCCTGCTATCACTGTCATAAAAATCCTTTCGTAACTATTTATGTCTTATACATAAGGTAGTGGAAAACAATAAACATTTTGTATAAACTAGAACACTGATGCCTTGATTGGCATCAGTGTTTTTTATCGGGCAGGCGTTTCGTTACGCCATTCATTAGGAACTCGCTACCTTTTGCCCGTCATAGTAGACAACCTTCTGACTTAAATCAGAAGGTTGTCTTTTATATATGAATTGTTTCTTTACATCAAATCTATGAGGAATCTTGATCCATATAAGCCGATGATAAAACCAGCAACAATAGCAACAGCAGATAAAATCCGTTCTCCAGCATTACCTGACATTCTCAATAAATATTTCAGTCTCTTCAATCTCATTTTTCAATACCTCTCTTTCTATCCATTCTAGATATAGCGACACAATGGTTGCAGAACATTCTGAAACTACTGGTTTACCACTAAATGGTTTGATCACCATAAAATTACTAATAACTCCCACAAGATAACTCTTTCCTTCATACTCTGCAAATACCCCGCCACCAGAATCACCAAACCAAACACTAGCCGGTCGTGGAATAAATTTCATTGTGTCTGGTTCTTCTGTAACAGTTCCAAAGTACCTAAATACTTTTGGTTTACTGTACTTCTTATACTCAAATGAATACCCTACAGTAGTGATACTCTGATATCGTTTGATCCATTCAATACATCCCAGTTCGGCTGGTTCGTATTTAGATTCACACTCAAGGAATATCAACGCTATATCATCTTGCACCCGCCCGAGCGAATCGCTGTATCGGGAGTGTAGCACAGTTTTCTTTACCATTATCTGTTCATTTCCAATGGTAATAGAAAACACATTGTTGCCATTGACGCAATGGCCTGCCGTTAGAACGACACCCGGGCGGATTAGTATTCCACTTCCTATTAGATATCCACTTTCTGTATGCAAACTACACACAGACGGGTATGGGTCATCTTCTGGTGTTGCTGCGATAAACCACTCATCCAAGTAATTTGGTGGGGGTGATTCAATCTTGGTAATAACGATGTCTGTTGTGTTTTGAGGGGGTAGAATGCTCGCCTGCGGAACTTTACACCCCATAATTAATAACAAAGGTACTGAGAGATACTTTATTAGGTTTTGCATACTTCTACTATACTATTTAGGGAGATTTGTGAACCCAAAATAGAAAAAATAGCCAAAAAAATGGCTATTTTGAGGTGATATCTTTCAGCAATACCTTTGTTTTTTACTTCTTTTTAAAGTAGTTGAAAATACGACTTCTTCTTGCAACAGATTCAATATTTACAATATCTTCTGCTTCATTTTCACCGGGTTTATCATTTTGGATTTCCATATCCCTTGCAGGAATATCCTTTACAGAACCATCCTCAAATCGAACTCTATATATCTCATCACTTTCTGTTTCGCCATCTTTTCCTATTTGTTTTGTTACTTTTCCTTTCATCCCCGCAACAATGACAGTTTTCCCTATCATATGTGATTCATCCAATTCAACGGATTCTTTTGCAAACTTCTTCAATACATTACCAGCCTTTGCATCGGGGTCAAGAACAATTGTTCCCCCACGATGTCTTAATATTTCTTTATGTGCGTTTTTCTTTATAAGATTTGCGGCAACAACTTTACCTTTTTTGTTTGCGATTGCATAGACATCTTTTCGTAGGTATTCATCCAGTTCAACGGATTCCTTCAGGTGCGGGTAGTGCTTATTCATAATCTCATCAGCAGCCTTCTTGACATTATCTCGATGTTTCTTTAGCATGTTCTGAACAAGAGTAAACCCTTCTGCGGGGAGTTTGATGTTATTCTTTTTGAGAATGGCGTATACCTTCTTCTCGTTGCTTGTCTTATACCACTTCATCATTTCCTTGTAATCTTCATATAGTTCATCAACGGATTCTTTTACATCTTTGCCATATCCCACAACCTTCTTTGATTTCTTGTACATGTGCATATCTACACTGTCTACAACTTCGTAACGATCCATATAAGTTTCAAGATTTCTAACAACATAATATGTTCTATTGGGACTTTGTTTTGCAAGTTTTTTGGCAGTTTTCTCTACATCTCTTCGATTATCGCTTGCGAGAACCAGTGCTTCATCCAATTCAACGGATTCTTTGAAGGTATTCAAAATCTCACCACCTTTACTTTCAATAGAGATGGTTGCGCCAGGATGGGCATCTGCCATATCATTTACTTCAATGGGAAGCATTTTACTATTTTTGATAGAATTCTTTTGAGCAACAACCTTACCATTTTTTATTGCAACAACAGAGAATGGCCCTTGTGAATCACGAATGCCTTTCACAATCTTTGCGTATTTGATTTTTGGAGATGCTTCATCCAATTCAACGGATTCTTTGATACCAAGAAGTCGGTTGAGATAAATGGCAACTGATTGGGGTGTCCCTTCAAACTCATCTTTACCGTAGTCAAAAGTAACTCTAATGCTCTTGTCACGCCGCATCGTCATGAGCATGTGTTTGAATGGGGTTTTGGTAACTCCACCAGTCTTTTTGATATTGATACCATAACCTTTTTTAGAACCGATTTCGGCATTCTTAATCACACTGTCTGCTGTCCATGCTTCATTCATTTCAACGGATTCACTCACTACCTTATAACTCTTTATGTTTTCTGCTCCTCGTCCAGGCTTATGTTTTTTCAGTGCCGCTTTTAGTTTCTTGGCATCGTGCGAGTTACCAACCTTAACCGTTCTACCTGAACCAATCGTACCCCGAATACCAAGTTTTTTCATTATATCACGGATTTCATACTGGGCATTTTCCATCTCATCCAATTCAACGGATTCGTTTTCAGTTGATTTTATAAAATTTCTAAATGATTTTACGCTCATTGATAAATCTCCTATACTGTATGTATAAAAAAAAACAACCCCAAGGATTTCTCCAAGGGGTTGCAAATCACCGCTGATTGTTGAATTGAGAAGGTTCAGCGATCATAAAACCTCATATTTTAGAATGTAACCTGAATCTGGGTGCGAAGAAGATATTCCCCATCGCTGGCGGTTGTATTCCAACCACTATTTCCTAGATTCCAACCACCATCAATACCATTGAAGGAATAACCATAGTCGGTTGTCCACTTTACATGATCATTGAATGAGTAGTTCACACCAAAAGTAGCAATGCTCAAATCGTCAGTAACACCTTCAAGATGTCCCAACTCATAACGAACAAACGGTTGCCACTTACCTGATGTGTATGCAACACTCCAAACAGTACCCCAATCATCACCATTGGTATCATCCATAGTGGCGACATAGGAACCAGTGATATCAAATCCACCAGCACCAAATGTGGTATCTACTGTCCAAGTGTTATAATCCCAAGTGTCAAGGTTGTTGTGCGAAACAGCAGCACCAACATCCCAATACTGGGCAACAGCAAAGTCAACTCGTCCTGTAAGAGCATAACCATTCTGGACACCAGCACCGTTATCGGTGTTGAATCCATCAGTATATGCACCACTGAAAGCAGCACGCCCAAGATATGCGGTGTATTGCATACCCTGACTTCTACCTTGACCAAACTGATTTGAAATGACGGAACGCTCTGCTGCGAGAGTATCCGTTTGTGCGCCTAGAACTTCCGACATAAATGGTGCTTTGAATTGACCAAATCGGAAACCACCAACGCCCATATATGCGTCCTTGAGATTGAACGCACCACCGTCATCCCACTGACCGCTAACCATATAATCCCAGTTGTAAACATCACCGGAAACGATTAGACGGGTTCGTGGAACATTGAAACCGTGAGTTTCATCAACGCCAACAGTCTTGGTGTCGTTGATTGACCAACGGGATTGGATGAAACCGTGAACATTCACAGTAATTGGTGATCTCGAATCACCAAGGAAAGATGATCGAGAATCAGCATCACGGAGGACATCACGAACCAATTCTTGCATTTCTGCGGTTCGAGTCTTGTCCATATCGGTTTCTTCCATAGAATTCACTAGTGAAGCAATCTTGGCTTCAGCGGCATCAAGCCGCGCCTGTAACTCTGCATTTTCGTCGGCAGTTACAACAGTTGTTGCAAATCCTGCAACAATTCCTGCAATACCAAACTTTAGAATCTTTGAGATATTCATAGTGTTATCTCCTTTATGTTGTTATGGCAACTAATAAAATTAGCCGCCTACCCCAGAAATAAGATCCCAAAGCGAACGAACAGCATCAGCAAGCCACGCAACACCTTCCCAAGCATAGGGAAGTAGTGCAAGTGTGACAAGCATACTACGATTGACACCGACACGACCAATAGTGTTCGTTACGACATCGGTTCCAAGACTGCTACCATTTGAATTAGCCATATTTTTTCTCCTTATAGAAAATGTTATCCCTGGCTAAAGGGGTGGTGCGGAATGCACCGTGGAACCAACTCCGGTTCCAAATTTGTTTGTCTCTTATATAGAGACTTCATTGTTTCCAACAATGAATTGACCCCCCATTGTAGTGCTACAAAGGGGGGTGTCAAGAAAAACTTTGAATTTTATTTTACCAGTTTCCGCTAAGAGCCATATACCACGAATAGACCCCAAGAACGCACACTACGCCTATAATTCCCCAACCCCATTTCCAGAAATATTTTTCTTTTTCCTTTTTATCTTTCCATTCATCACTATGCCCCATATGAATGCCTTTGTATAATTTTTTATTATTCATCGTTCTGTTATCTCCATTTCTGTTGTTTCTTCATGAGGATTATTCCATTCGTCCCAGATAATTTCCCATTCATCACACATTGCGCCCTCACTATCTGCCTCTTCACGAAGCATTCTTTGACCTTCCTTAGAAATCCAAGCACCAAATTCGTGAGTAAATCGTGCAATACCCAAATCAACAACATCAGCAGGAATAACTTTTCCTGTGATAAAACATCTTGTGCAATCAGTGGGGAGAGCAAATCCCATATCACCCCGAAGTGTTTCTTCAATAGCAAGTTTACACCAATTATTGATCGTCATATCTGCCCTGTGTGCAGCCTTGGCAATCAACAGCAATTCTTCATCAGATACCCACAATTTCACATCTTCCATACTTTCAAGTTCCATCAGATATAATACCTTTCAGTTTATTGGCGTGTGTCAAACCTATAAGAATATTCTCTTCGTGACTGGACCAAGGATAGTGTCTAAGACAACCAATAGCCTCTTCACGAATTGATTTTGGTATTCTCGGAGTTTTCTTTGGATCTATCAAAGAACGCAGAAATTCTCTGGTTCTATTGATTGCATATACTTCTTCTCTGGGTAGAGTCATACCTGGCTTTTATCACTATTTTTATTAATCAATTTTTCTTTTTGTTTTAGGTATCTCTTCTCTCCAAGATATTCTATAAACAACATTAGAAAATAAAATCCTAATGCTCCAACTTCACAACCAAAAAGAAATACCATTAGTTCATCATTCATTATTATTGTTCCCTTTTTTCTAGCCATTCTTTACGGCTCTGTAACATTTGATCTACATTGTATTATACCACATTTACTCCCCATAATCAAGGAATGTAAGAGATTATCTGGATTTTATCTGATGGGGCAAGAGCCACTAACACATTCGAGTTCTTTCAATACTTCGCCATTTTCAACATTCTCAATTGGCTTCAATTTAGCCACTCTTTTTTCATACTCTTCCTGTGTGATTTCTTCATATGGTGCTTGTTCAAAGCCATGATCTGAATGAAGGAGAAAACTTACAGTTTTCAATGAACTGGCATAATTTTTTTCCATCCATTCCTTGATTTCATCAAGTTCTTCCAATTTATAATACACCGTAACAGACACAGAATTGTCGGACCATTTTGTTTGTAACTCTTTGACTAATTCTAATTGCCGAATAGCAGTCATATCTTTTGCAAGAATAGTTCTTCCGTTTATATGACAAGGAAATTCAATTACAACTGTGCTGTGATCTTCCGTTCCGTCGAATCGCTTCACATATTCAATAGGATAATTAGCATCTCTGCAAATATCTACAAGTGCGTCATCACTTGACATTCTCACTCTCCGAATAAAGTAATTTGCATATGCAGGATGAACACCAGGCGTACTACCAGACAATAACGATAAAGTTCCTGATGGTTTTACTGTTGTCAATCTAATACTTGCGGGATATCCTTTTTTCTCTGACCATTCTTCATCATATTCTTTTAGTGCATTATAACAACTATCCAACCAATCAAGTTTATCTAATGACTGACAAATACCAGTTACTCCCACTCCGATTCTCATATTTTTATGCACCACATCTTCTGTTTTCTTATGAATGAATGGCAATGCACAAATGGCTTTTTGTGCCTTATAAAGAAGTTTTGCACATTTCTTTAGTTCTGTTTTTGTTTCTATGTTGTTCAAATAAATCTCTGAGAGATTACAGCATTCATGAGATTCTAATAAAATTTCTGCACACGGATTGACAATTTCGCATTTGTCTTTATTCTTATCTTGTAGTCTGCCATACTTTTGTGCAAGGGGAAGATTGAAAAATCCATAAGGTTCTCCTGAACCATCATATCCCTTCCATACCGCATCACTGATATGGTCATAAGAATCTGCGTAGATTGTATTATTAGACATCGCACGCCAGTTTGGAACATTACCTAAGTCCCACCGTTTGGCACGAAGGAATAGATAATCATCTGGATCACCAACTGCAATTTCGGCACTTCTTCTAACATTTCCTGCCACAACGACAGACCCGATAATATTACAAATATCTAAAACATCAATGGAGCGTAATTTTTTACTTTCTCTTTCTTTTATAACGCCACAAATCTTTTCTATTCCCTCAATCAATATTCCCGGTCCACTTGCTTTCCCACCAAATCCCCGGATTGGCTCTCCGCCAGAACGAACCAAAATAGTAGAATATGTAAAGGACTCGCCAGTATAGAAAAAAGACTTGAGAACTTTCTTGAGAAGTTTTACCCAACCCTCGCGGGTATCTGGGACTATAAAATCTGCATCATTTGTTTTTTTGTGTGTTACGGTGACATCTTCTTTTACTCTTGGTAAATCGTGGACATCTTCTTTTCGAATGGAGAACCCTACACCACCACCGAGCATCAAATTTTCAAAGATGAAACAAAAATCGTCAATATCACGGATGCATACTCCCCAGCAATTACCAGTTAATATATTATCATTTATAACAAAAGAATGTGTTTCTGGAACTTCAGCACAGTATACCTTTTCTACTCTGTCGGTTTCTTTAACCGAAACTACTTTCATTGAATTATAATAACTGTTGGTATCTTTGTGTTTTTCTATATGGTCATCTCTAACTAATAAAATTCTCGGTTTATCATATGCACAAAAGGTGATTGACCACAGTTCATGGTTTCCTTTTTCTCCAGTAAAGGGGTTGTGATTTCTTTCTAAGTAGGGTTTAGTTGTTCTGAACCCGCAAACTGATGCAATATCTTTTGCTCTTTTTAAAGTGCTTTTATCTTTATTAAAAAGACGAATACTACCGTCTGATTTCTTTACGCATCCATCAGCAGCGATCCACCCCGCAAGAAACCCCATAAGATATTGTTTACTTTCTCTAATATCTGGAAATTCTTTCCATCTAATAGGCAACGCACGATATCTAACTCCTCCATTTTTTAAATCGTATGAAGGATTGAGTTCAAAATATTTTCTACAATAAATTAATGTATTTTCAAACAAATCTATTATGGATTCGCATTTTGCAGAGTTTACAGAACCGTCACCATATACTAATCCATGTTGTATTCCTTGTGGAGATAATGTTTTTGATGAATTCTTTCCACGAACCAGCGGAACATAATACAATTCGTCTAATAATTCTTTGGTAGTAACCACAGAAGGATTTCCAGCACGGTCATGAACATACCATCTGTGTTCTTCTGTTGCATATATGGTTGATTTGTTAGAATACTTTCCTTCAAAATCTATTTTAAATAATTTCTGTTCACCGTATGACTTAAACGGTGCATCTA